GTACTGGCCGACGGTTTGCGCGGCAGACTGCCCGGCGGCACCCAGATAGGGCTGCGCCATCTGCACGCCCAGCGCGTCGCTCGAGCCCGCGATCATGCCCGCACCCTGCTGGAGGCGCGGCTCAGCGGCCGTCAGGCCAGACATGCCGGTGGCCTGATTGAAGTAGGGCTGCGCTGCGCCCAAGCCGGACATGCCGGCGGCCTGCCCGAAGAACGGCTGCGCGGCACCGACTGCCGAGCGGCCGAAGATGTCCTGCGTCTTGGTTGAGGCGGTGCCAAGCTCGGGCCGGAAGGAGAACGCGCCGCTGCGGGTCGCGTCGAAGGCCGCCTGCTGATCCGGTGCGAAGTCCGCAACGCGCGGGATCACCTTACCGGCCGCATCCACATACTCTTGGAACGGACGCGCGGCGACAACCTGCTGGTTAGCAAGGATGTCTTTTGCGTAGTTAGAGTACCACTCGGGCAGCACCGTCTGCTTGGTGATGTCGGTCAGGGCCGAGCCGGCGGGGATCGCCTTCCCTTCGGCCATGAAGGAGTTCACATCGGCCATTAGATACGTCCTCCGCGCATGTACGCTTCAAGGGGTTTGGTGTCCGCGCTGAACTTACCTTTAGCCAAGTTCTTTCCCTTGTGTTTGCGGATATTGACCCGCAGCTTGTCGAACGCTTCCGCGCCTGCTTTTGTGGAGCCTTTACCGGCCAGCGCGACCGTCTCCGCGTCAATAACATACTCGCCGTCCGAAAGCATCGCCGGAATGTCATCGCTGCGCCCATCGCCGGGTCCTCTCACGGCGAAGCTCTCACGCGATGAGCCGCGCGAGTAGCCCATCGGGCCGCCGCGCGCGGCCGCCTTTGGCCGCCTGCTGCGGTCAAGCAGGCCGCGAGCAAAGTCGAAAAGCTCTTTCGCGTTTCCGAAGGGCCTCTGCTCAAGGGCGGTCATAAACTCGCGCTCTGCAGCAGAGCGCTCAGCCTCTGGAACACCCGCGCCCCTCATCGCGTTTTGCCAGTTGCGATAGGTGTTAGCCCAGTCCGGGATATTCGTCAGGTTCTGTTTGAAAAACGGCTGATTTGCGGGCCGCTGAGTGGCCATACCCGAAGCCAGCATGTCTGCGAGCGAGGTTACGCTTGTTGCGCCATTACCGCTGAAAAGTTTGGTCTCGCCAGTGGTCGGGTCTTTGTACTGGCGCTGCCAGCCGTTCTGGTTTCCGCCCCACACATATGTGTCGCCATCGACGACCTTCGTCTCGCCAACCTTCCGGTCGGTCAGGTCGCCAGTAGGGCTCGGTGCGACTTCGAAACCGGTGGGGCGCGGCGGGACTTCGAGGCCAGTGACGCGGTTGAACGTCTCGCGGCCCAGTGTGCCGGGTCCGAAGCCCGCGTAGGGCGACGTGGCCCCGCTCAGGTCCATGCCAGCCGGAATGTCCATCGCCGGGCCCATGGCGTAGCGATACATATCGACCGCAGAGCGTGCGGGGGGCGTTGTGTAGTCGAGGCCGCCAACCCTGAACGCGCCGCCCTCGCCGGGCGTGGGCAGCTTGCCTGAGAAGATCGGGTTGAGCGCGCCCGCGCCCGATGTGTAGGTGCCTGTGCCGCCTTTACCACCACCGCCAGCAAGGGCACCGATGGCAGGAATAACGAGGCCCGCGATTGTCGCGGCGTCGGCAATCTTGTCGAGGGTGTCCTTCTTCTTGTCACCGGTTTGGCCAGCGGCGGCGTCTGCAATGAGCTGCGCGCCGGGCAGCGCGAGGTTGCTCGCCGCACCGGAAAGACCACCGCCGCCGATATTAATGTCGTCGTTTTTCTTCGCCGTGACATCGATCAAAGGATCGTCGCCAGCGACTGCAGCAGGAAGCGCACCACCAGCGGCGGCGGCTGCTGCTGCTTCAGCTTCAAATCGTTTAATGCGATCCGCTTCAGCCAAAAGTTCTGGATCGTCGCCAACCATGCCGGCATTGTCACTGAGGACCTGATCAAAGCCAGCCGCAAGGGCATTGCTGACGCGATTTGGCTGGGTGCGACTAGCTTCAGCCAGAAGCTCTTCACCGGGCAGACTTGTGTCGGTCGGCGTACCGACGTTCAGCGAAGACGGCACTGCGCCAGCAAGAATGTTATCAAGTCCACCTTGTGGAATGCGCGAGCCGCTGACGACCGTGTCGCCGAGGCCAAACTCGTTATCCAGACGCGCCTGATCGAGCGCCTGCTGAAACGGATCAAGCGACTTGCCGACATCGCCCAGCAGAGAGCCGCCGACGCCGCCGAGGCCGCCAAGAACGGCCGGGGCAAATCGAGACGCTGAGACGACGATTTCGCCGGGAACTGAAGCGGCTGCTCCACGGGCAGCCTCCCCAACAAGCGCGCCCTTTCCGCTGCCTAACGCGCTGCCCAGCGCTTTATCAACTCCGGTTGCCCCCAGCAAACCGGCCGTAGCCGCCGAGCCCAAGCCACCGATAGCGCCAGCCTTGAGCGCCTCGCCAATGTTCTCGCCCGTCACGAGGCCAGCGCCAGCGCGGCCTAGAGCTGATGTCAGGCCGACGCCTGCCGCTTTGGCCGCAAGGCCGCTCAGCCCGAGCTTAGTCCCGAGAACAGTCCCAAAGCCCGGAACGAACTGAAGCGCGATAGGCGCAGCAATCTTGAGGATGTCGCCGACGACTTTCGTTCCCGGCGAGTTGTACAGATCGCCGCCAAGCAGCGTCACCGCCTCGCCAGTCGTCGGGTCGCGGTACTGGCCAAGGCCGCCAGTCGGCGTGCCACCGACTTGCTCGATCCGGTAGTCGGCCATGCGGCCCTGATTGGCGAGGCCACGGGCAACGTCCTGCAGCCGCAGCAACTCTTCAGGCGTGCTGCCCGAGGCGATGACTTGCCCCTCGTTCTTTCCGGTGTAGTCGCGGATTTGATACTGCGTGCCGGGGTTGAGCGTGATCTGGCTTGCCGGGTCTAGGCCGCGCACGTCCTTTTTAGCGCCGGTCATCCACGAGCTGAGCGTGATGGGGTCCTGCAGCCGGCGCTCGTACTCTGCCAGCTCCTGCTGCTGCCGGACGCGCGGATCACCGCCACGCATGGTGCTGTAGCGCTCAGGCTCGCCATCCGGCCCCATGCGCCCGGTGTAGTCGTCGTAATCGCCGAATGCGGGCTGTGCGGCGGTGAGACCGCCCACCGGCTGGGCCGCCGTGGGCTGCGCCATCGGTTGCGCCATCGGCTGCGCCATCGGCGTGAAAGGCCCCGAGGCAAGGGGGCTGTTTTCGTAACTGTATTCGCCGTACATCAGCCTTGTCCCTCCAGCATCGGATAGACCCGCATGGCCCACTCGCGCCAGTCATCGAATTGATATGGGTCTGGTACAGCGCGTGTTGAAAAGGGTGACGCCTTCAAAAAGCCTGTAGCCCAACCCTGCCAGTCGTTCTCGTCGTTTAGCCGACCAAACGCCCACGCATCGCCAACCGACAGTATAACGCTGTCGGCCCAATCAATCAATTCCATGCCGCGAGGGTCGATCATCCAATGACCGTGCCGTCGCCGGGCTGCACATGCGCCAGCACCAAGCCCATTTGGTAATCGCCCCCGAGCGTGTTGCTCTCAAAGCGGAAGCGCAGTTCGCGGCGCTGTGTCTTAAAATAGATGACCTGATCCTGCGGCGTCGGCGGCGTCTCGTAGATGGTGTGCGGCTCCGTTGACACCTCAGGTGCCTTGGCGTTGGCGCGGCCCGTCACCTGCATCGTCATGTCGCCGCTCTGCACGAAGTCAGGCTCGATCATCAGCACCTGCAGCGCCTTGTTCTCTTGGTTCGTCACAGGCAGCGACATGTCGGCCGTCTCGAAGTAGCTCAGCACGGGCTGCAGGTTAAGCCCGTCAATGTCGTCAACGCCCACCTCGTGTACCCACAGGCGGTACTGATCGACGCCGCTGTCTTCCGTGACGCGCACGTTGTCGTCCGTCTCCGTGATGCGCGTGTCGTCGGCCTCAGTGACGCGCACCTGATCTGAGGCGATGCTCGGCACGACGCCCGTCATGATCGGCTTGGGGAACACCGTCGGCGACACGGCCGCGCTGCGACCGCCGTTGGGCAGTTCGCAGTCGTACCACGTATTCTCGCGGATGTTGTAGATGACGGCGTGGGACGGCTCGATGGCGTCACCGCGCGGATAGCACCACCAGATTTCGCCGTAGCGCGGCACCTTCATCGCAAACACCTTCTGGCGCTGCGACTGGTTGAGGCCGTCGAAGAAGTAGTTCAGGTTGAGATTGTTTGGCACCTCACGCACGACGCCGTTGAACATTAAGAAACGATCAGTGCCCACCCAGTAGAAGATGCCGTCATACTCGATGACCGTGTTCGCTCCGAGGATCGAGCTCTGCGTGCTGATCGTGTCGAACTGGAACACGGGCGCGCCGCCGATGAAAGACGCGCGCACCAGCGCATCGGCCGACCAGAACAGGCCAGACGGTGAGTTGCCCGGCCCGCCACGCAGGGCGATGCCGCGCACGATCTTCTGCGAGGCGATGTTCGCCGCGCCAGAGCCGAGGCTGGTGTAGTCCGTAGGGTCGCCCGCCACCGAGAACGCCACGTAGCCGTCGGTGCCGAAGATGAACGTGTACGGATGCAGCACAGCCACACCGCCCGACACGTTGTAGCCGGCCGGCAGGTTGGTCACGGGCTGCAGCGGCGCGGTGCCAAACAGGTCGCCGTAGAAGAGCTGGCCGCCGTCTGCGTTGCAAATGCACTCGAGGTTCGGCGCAACCTGCGCCACAAGCTGCATGCCCCCAAGACCCGGAGCGGCGATGGCGTCGAACTGCCACATGTTGTTCGGGTCAGTCGCCAGCGTTGACGGCGTGCGGTTGGTGATGACCGACGTGTTGAAGCCGTTGTCGATGTAGAAGCGCTCGACGAGGTTGGCCGAGCCGCTGTGCACGTAGGTCAGGTTGTTCTGCGTGAACTCGTGCATCGCGCGGCTGACCTCGCGCAGATACTTGCTGATCGCGCGGTAGCCGCCGATCTTACGCGGCAGGCCACGCTGAAAGCGCACCCACTGCCCATCGACGTAGTTGTCGCCCTCGAACTTGGTGCCGTCGCGCTTGATGCCCGGCTGCGAGCGTATCTGGACGATGCGCTCAGCCATTACCCCAGCGCCACCGCAAATACGATGGCCGCAGTGTCACCGCCGCCGCTGGTGACACCGATGGCCGCCTGCGCCGCCGCCTGATCAACAGCCGTGAAGACGCCGATGCCGACGGTGGTGCCGCCCAGATTGATCCGAGCGCCGGCCGCCGTTGTTGCGCCCGTGCCGCCGTCGGCAACAGCGACCGGCGTGGCAATGCCGCCCGTCTCGGCGTCAACAACGTCGTTACCGTTGCAGTAGAGGATGGCGCGGCTGCCGCGAGCGACCAGCACACCCGGCGACTGCGTGTTCGTCCTGACGCGCAGGGTGAACGAGCCGCCCGTCGTGCTGTTCGTCACCCAGTACTGCTGGGTCGTCTTGGGCACGATGATGTCGATGTTACCGACAATAGCGCCCGTAAACTCGTAGGCGATGCGGTTCAGTTCCGCGCCGCTCAGCGTGTAGTTGCCGCTCAGGCCGGCGAGGTTGATGGACGTGTAGTCGAACGCAAACACCGCGCTCTGGCCGAGGCCCAGCGTGTACCAGCTCGTGCCGTCCGTCACCGCCGTGGCGCTGTCACCGGGCGCGAGGGTCAAGTTCGCTGCGTCGTTGATCGTCTCAAGGCCCTGCGGGTCGATGACGAGGTTGCCAGAACCGCCGTTGCGGACGGCGATGAAATAGTCACCACCGACACCCGCCGCTGTCGGCAGCGTCAGCGTGCCGAGGCCGCCCGACCAGACGAACATCGTGGCGCGGTCGGAGCCGCCAGCCGTGTAGTTCGTGTTGAGGATCGTGACGGGCGTGGACTGCGAGAGCGTCGAGCCGGTCGCCGTCAGGCCGAAGCCGGCCAGCGCGGAGGCCTGCGCCTGCGCCGTGGCTGCGCCGTAGCGGAACACGCGCCACGAACCGGCCGCAGTGGTGTTGTCGGTCAGGTATATCTGCCACTGCTCGCCCTGCCCCATCGACAGGAGCGTACCGCCCACGCTGTTCTTGACGGTGACAGTCTGCGGGCCGAGGTTGTTGAACAGGACGGTCTGGCCGGTGCCGGTCTGGTCGGCCGGCGGCATGAGGATCGAGTAGACGCCAGTGGGCGTCACGTCGATGATGCGCGCCGCCGGCTGCAGGAGCGTGTTGCTCTCCAGCGGCCAGTCCAGTGCCGTGTCGGCCGTCAGCGTCAGCGACAGATACGACACATCCGACGGGTAGATCGTCGTGCCACCAAATATTTGTGTATAGGTGTTGCTCATCACGCCTCCTTGCGGACCGCCGAGCGGTCCAGAATTTTGGCGAGGTCTTCGCCGTTGAGCATGGCGGCTGCACGGTCGTACATGGACTGCCAGACGGGCATGCGCTCGTCATTCTTCAGGAACGGCGTGGCCTCGAGAAGCGTCCCGTACAGCAGGAGCTGCGGCGCGTATTCGGTCAGCCAGTTGGTCTGCACGACATCGTCAAGCAGCGGCGGCAGCTCGTAGTAGAGGATTTCAAACGGGTACTCCTCGTCCGGCGTCGGCGCGATCAGCCAGTGCGAGAAGTCATAGTCGCTGTAGAAGATTGGCTCCTCGGTCTGGGAGCGGTCGGGCCAGTAGCTGAGCAGATACTCGTAGGCGCGGGTGAACAGCACCTTGCGGCTGTTGCTGTTGGCCCCGGTGCCGATGTTGATCGACACCGTGTCACGCCAGCGGTCGGGCTTGGCGTAGACCGACTGGCCCACGAGGAGCGTCCCGGTCACGACGTTGATGAAGCCCTGTATCTTGAGCTCGCGCGCGATGCGGCGCTCGGCGAGGTTGATCAGGCGCGGGATTTGCTCGAAGACGACGGGGTCAGACGCATAGGTTGTGCCGCGCTCAAGGTAGCGCCGCACGTCCTGCTGGAGCGTCGTGAAGGTCATCGTCGTGGCCATCGGCGCACCCTACATCAGTTTTGGGCAGAATGCCACGGTCAGGATAGGTACTCAAACACAAGGCCGGCGATGGCCAGCACGAGGGCACCGAGCGTCATCTTGCCCTTGGAGAGGGTCGGCTTCTTGTCGGTCGGCAGCACAGTTCCGACGACGCCCTTGAAGGCGGCCTTCTCGGCCTCCTTCTTGACGGCGTTGAGCGCCAGTTTCTTCAGGTTCATGGTAGCCTCCTCACTTAGATTTGCTCTCGATGACCCCGACGCGAACTTTCAGGTCATTTATTTCGCCCGTCAGATGCTCACGCAGCGCCCCTCTTTCGCGCGCCGAAAGCGGGCTGTCCGTGGGTACGCCGTCTGGCGTGATGAGAACAGGCATCGACGCTTCGATCTTGGTCAGCCGCGTCTCGAAGGTGTTCACCTGTCCCAGCAGCCACGCAATGCAGGCGATCAAAATGGGCACTGCGCCCTTCAGGATGTCGCCCCAGTTGACGTTCACGGCAGCCACCCGGCGAACTTCTTCGTCTTAGCCTTGCGGTCATCGAGGCCGTGCGTGCCGCCGTTGATGCGCTTGGTCAGCGCAAGGATGGCGGCGTCGTTGATGCCTTGGTCGCAGATAGACCAGAGCTTGTTCTTGTCGAAGAACCACAGGGCGCTCTCGAAGCACAGCTCAGTTGCCACGAGGTTCGGGTTCTCCATCACGTCGGGGCGGTCGATGTAGTCCGAGAACGCCTGATAGTTCGCCTTGCCCGTAAGCTGCAGCGCGCCGCGCCCACGGTATTTCCAGCCGTCGCCGGATGCCTCGACGCTGTTGCCCATGCGGCTGGCATAGACGCGGTTGGCGATCTTCTGCGGCTGGCGCTCATACGCCTTGGCCATAGCCTCGGTCGGGAAGTACTTGCCGAAGATACCGCGCAGGCCTTTCGCGCCGTAGTTTAGGTTCTCGCTGAAGGCGGTGAAATTGCCGCTCTCGTGCGCCGTCTGAGCGAAGAAGTGCGCCGCGCGGTTTTTGTTCAGCTTGTAGTAGGCGGCAGCGGCCTTGAACGTGCCCGGTCCGAACGCACCGTCAGCGGTGACGCCGACCTTCTGCTGGAGGGTTGCGAGGCTCATTTCTTATTCCATAGCTCGAACAGCGCCTTGACCTTCTCCTCAACCACGGCGACGCGCACGTCCATCTTGGCGAGGATAATCACCAGCGAAATGAACGCCAGAACAATCGGCCAAAGCTGGCCGATCAGTTCAACGGTGGAGAGATTGCCAGTCATTACGCCCTCGGGTTGCGCCAGTCTGGGAAGTCGTCCTCATCGACCACGCCGTCGCCGTTGGC